GATTATAGAGGCTACGCTTTTTTAGAGTTGCAATGATGTTTGATTACATGATTTCAAACAGATTGGGTCTATACTTGTCGTAGGTAGTCAGACAATCTATTGTTTGTACGTGTCAGTTATATTTAGAAAAAATGCCTTGTCAACACTTTTTTATCGTGCCGCACCAGATAAATCATATACAAACTTACCTGTTCGCATTGCTTCCATAATGGCTTCTTGATTTTTAGCGTAGTCTTTATTTGACATTTTATCCACTTGGGACTCACGCCAATAATTATTTGACTCGTCTGCTGTCGGAGAAGCCTTAGAGCGAGTGTTTACAGCAGAAGCTGCAGACTTTCTGTTATCGCCCTTTTTAGTTGCGATACCTGCGTCTATTTTGTACAAGTCTATAACTCGTGCAACAGACTTAGCATCGTCAACATTTTCGTAGAGAGCGTCCTGTACCCACTTAGGCTGATCCTCTGCCCAATCGTGGAACGCATCATCCTCTCTTATTTGTGAAAAGTCAGGGTGTAGCTTCATAAGTTCAGCCTCAGCCTTTTCTTTTACAGCCTCCACCCTCATCTTTTCAATATTCTCAAGTCGTTTATCAAGGTCGCTTGATCTTTCTCTAGCTTTTTTATCAGCTATTGTTTCTACTATACCTGCAACATCAGGATACTTTTTAGCCCACTCAGCTATTTCATCTTCAGACTTGGGTAGTACCAACTCATTTCGAGTAGCTTTTGATAGCTGATCTTCAAGAGCCTTGATTCTTTCCTCAGTCTTCTTATCTTTGTCTGCCATGTGTCTCCGTAGATCACCGTATCTCTTCTTAAAAGACTGCTCTTCTTTTGAAAGGCTTTGATCCTCCTTTGAATCCTCCCCTTCTTTCTCAGCAGAAGATACTTCTTTGACCTCCTCAGCAGGTTGTCCACCTTGCTCTTTGGCTTCGAGAAGTTCTTGCAGTTCCTCCTCATCCTTTTTGATACGCTCTGCGTTTTTATTTTTGCGTGGGCGTGGATCAACAAATCCTGCTACTTTTACTTTTTCTACGTTTTCTAACTCTGGCATAATATTTACTCCTATTGTTGGGGCTGATTTTCATCAGGTAGCCATTTTACCACCAAGACCATTCTTGATGTTACGCTTCTTTGGTTTAGTTTTCTTAGGTCGTGAGGCTAAACCACCCTCTTTAAAGCCGTAAGTAGGAGAAAGCTCTCCATCGGCTGTAAAACCTGTAAATGCTTCATGGTAAGCTCTGTCTGCAGCAAAGGCATCACCTGTCTGCATGAATACATCGTGACTTATATTTTTTGCTTCCTCTATTGTTCTTCCTGGCACTTTCCTTTCTTGTTTAGGTGTTTGTTTTTTCTTCTTTGGAGGCGCTTTCTTCTTCTTGGGTTTTTTTGGAGGTTCTTTTTTAGTGACAGGTGTGTCCGTTAGTAACGCTGTATCTATAGCGTCTTTTGCCGCTTGTTCAATAGCATCTTTAGCTGCTTTATTTTTTCGTTCCTCCAAGAAGGATTTAGCATCTGTGACCTTTCTCGTTCCTAAAGGTGCAAAATCTTGAAAAGGTGTAGTAGTGTCTACTTGTGGCAGTCTGCCTCTAGCCCCACCTGCGTCTCCAAACATTGCCTCTGTTTGATCAATAGCAGGAGAAATAGATGGCTGAAGCTGTGAAGGGTCTATGCTAGGTCTACCTCGCTCTTGAAAACGTATACCTCCATAAGGATCGCTGTAACCTCTCGCTAAATCTAAAGCTGTTTTTTCATCGTCAGTCATCATAGGTCCTAACCCTGCTCCTGTAGGACCTCTAAATGCTCTAGGGTCGCTCAGTTCTTCTCGCCTAGACATAGCCATGTTTGGGTCTAAGAAGTCTCTTTTTACTACAGGTGTAACAGGTCTTTTAAGTGGTCCTATATCAGCACCCATAGACTCCCTTTGTACATAAGATTGATCTAAAGGATTTAACTCTGGTATCATAGGACCTGTACCTGTTGGTAACTGACTTCTAGCAAAAGCGTCTATGCCACCTGCTAATCGTACTTGCTCTGCTGTAGGTGCTTGTGGTGGCACGAATGTTTGATCTAGTGGTTGAGACTCACCCTGTCCTGCCAAAGCTGCCCCTCCTAATCCAGTAGGTGCTGCAGGTGGTAGTTGAGCAAACTCTTTAGCTCCACTTATTTCATCAACAGAAGCGTCAAAGTAGTTTGCATAAGTTTTAACCCTGTCGGTTGTTTGTCTGTAATAGTCTGTGGGTGAAACTTTTGTAACGTTAGGATCAGTTGAAAATAGATAATTACCCTCTTCATCTTGATAATTATTTTTTATTTGTAAGGCTGCTTCTTTGTAGTTACCTTGAGCTATAGCCTCATTCATTTTTCTGAAGCCCTTTAGTCCATCCTCTCCTAACTGAAAAGTCATCTGAACAAGTGTTTTTTGAATATCTGGTGGTAATCTATCTGTGTTGTAGTTACTGTTCACAGAGTTTTTAGCAATGTTAAGGTCTTCATAAAAGAAATTTTCAACTTCTGCTTGTGTTCTTGTCTGATTAGGATCAGAGCCTTTAGGTAAGACATGTCCTGCCCCTATTGTATACTTTGGAGTTCCATCTTTAAAAGTTTCACCCTCTACCTTACCTGTTTTTACGTTCATAACTTTTACTTGATAAGGTTTAAATAAAACTTCTCCATCTTTTTCTACTATACCACCTGCTCTTTTTATACTACGGCTGTTACTTAAGTTTTTTATGTCTGATACACCTGCTTCAAAGTTTAATAAATCTGACTCTAAATCAGGTGTTTTCTCAATAGTGCCTGGAGTTATTTCACCACCACCCACAAAAGGCGACACTTCTTGAACTAGATCTGGTCCTGTGTAATCGTCCATCGTACTTGCACCTGCAGGGGGAACTATGTTTGAAAACCCACCTACGCTTAGTATGTCTCCTACACCACGCACTGCTCTCATAATAGCATCACCATATCTATTTAATCTATCTTTTGGTGTTTCTAATTTACGCTCCTGCTTTAATATTTCCCCTGCCTCTTCAGCTACTGAGGCATCAGCAAAACCTGACTCTTGCTCTCCTAGCTCTGTGGGAAATAGTTCTTGAGTTTGTGTTTCTACAGGAGTGGGATCAGATGTTCCTATTTCCGACATTGTAACAAAATCAGGGGCAGTTTTAGGCGCAGGTGTGTATTCCTGCTTAAGAAGGTCAGGATACATTTGTCTAAAGTCTTGACCACTTTCGTAGCCGTACCGTGGGTTAGGATCAAAAAAGCGTTGTCCTGTTGCCCAACCTACTATGGCTTCTAAAAAACCTTTTTTATCTTGTCGCTCTGTGACGGCTCTTAATGCTGAGACTTCAGCAGGACCAAGAGGCATATTTGTTTCAGGGTTGACACCTTCAGCCAATATGTCAAATGCTCTTTCTTTTGCTTGCTTGTCGTTAAGTTTCAACAAAAAGCCTAGTACAGGCACGTTTGCTAATAAACGTCCTGATACACTGTCTCGTTGATCCATGTACTGTTGTAACTCTAGGGGAGACATTTCACTAGGACTTTTAGGTGGAGTGCTTGGCATATCATCAAATCCACTTGGAAGGTCAAAAGCAGACTGTCCTCTAGTTCTTTCTGCCTCATCTTCTTGTCTACTACGTTCATCTGCAGCAGGATCAATAGTGCCTCCTCGTGTTGTTGCAGCACCACCCTCTATAAATTCAGGTGGGATATACTGCATTGGTCTACCATTAAAAAATGGTATCACTACTGTTCTGCCTGAGTTTGGATCTGTAAAGTTTCGTAATTCAAAACCTGTGCCAGGAAAACGTCCTCCAGATGTGTACCTTTGATTAGGTGTAAAAGGTGATCCCATTACATCAGAATATATGTCGCCTACTGCACCACCTTCGTCAAAGCCTTGTAGTTCCTCTATAGGAAAGGGAAATTCCTCTTGCTCCTCTACAGGCTGTCCTCCGATACGTCCATCAGCTTCCATTCGAGCCAAGCCCATCTTAGCTTCATCTCTAAGCTGTTCAAACTTATCTATACCATGATAGCGCACAACATCAGCAGGTACAACATACTCACCTTCACTGAGCATTGCAGGTACATCATCTCTAACTTCTTTTGCCATACTACCTGATGGGACTTCGTTACCACTTACAGGGTCACGGTTTATACCGTCATCAGCGAGTACACCACCCTCGTTCATAAACGCAAACTTCATTTGTTCCTGCATTGGTACGACTCCCCCTTCTTTGTATGTTTTGATAGCACCACCTTTGTTAAGTCTCTGCTCTTCTAAACGCTTAACATTTTTTGCAAGTATTAGAGGTCCTATCTGAAACACCTCGTCAGCACTTTCAACAAGTGACCCTATTGGTTGATTATCTGCTTTATTTCTAGTGTAAAAGCCTGTTAATCTTCTTGGGTCAAAACCTACTTGCGTCCACTCAGGAGCTTTTAATAATGTTTTGACTTTCTTTCTGATTTGGGCAGGAGTCATCGGATCATACAGACCATCTATTATAGCAAAAGGCGTTTTATTAATTTCTCCTGTTGCTATCTTTTTGGCTACTGATTCAGTAACATTAAACTTTACTTTGTCTCCTTTTGGGGCAACGTAGTGAACAGCGTCCCCATATATTCTTCCATCCACAAGTCCTGGTGCTAGTAAAGTTGATACCCATGTATTATAGTATGTATAAGCGTTTACATCCAAACGTCCTCTTATCCTATGTCCCTTTGGTATCTTTATTCTTCGTATAGGATGTCCTAGCTTTTTGCTTAGTTTATCTGCCGTCTTTTTTGATACCTCAGTAAAAAAACCATTTTTTCTTTTTCCTGCATCAACAGCCATTACCTGTTGCACTTCTGAACTAGCTTCAGGCAGATCATCCCACTCTCTTATGGGCTTTCTTTCTGCTATCGTTTTTAAGTGTTCTGCTCTAGCTGTTTCATATGGAACACCTTTTTCAATGTCATTATAAAATTTTAAGGCTGAACTAAACAGTTCAGGATCTTTGTCTGAAATATCTATACCTGAGTCTTCTTTATACTTTTCGTTGTTATCTTTAGTTTTTTTATCCCATTCATCAACACTAATTTTATCGTTTTCAAGTTGTTTATCTATATTATTTTGTTTTCTCTTAAAGTCTTTTGCAAAAGTTCGCATGTCAACGGTAGGTGCAACATCAGCATCAGCGATATCTTCCATGCCTTTATCTAATAGTTTATCATCTACTTTTGAAGCTTTTCTGTAAGTGCTAAAACCTTTTTTAATACCTTTAGACGCTAAGTCTCCTATAATAGGAACAACACCGACACCTAAAGCTGCTAAGTTTACTGCTGTCCCTAACGTGTCTCCTCTTCGATAACTATCAGCAACATCTCCTGCTGCTAACACGTCACCGACTATTGGAACAAAATCCAACGCACTTGTACCCACTTTACCAAGCCTCTTCTCTGCTTGCTCCCTAACGCTAAAAGCATCATCCGTTTGCTCTTCAACAGGTGTCTGTCGAAATATAGGTTGCTCTTCTTCTTCTTTAAGTGGGTCTACTACTTCAGGTCTTTCCATTATTCATCATGTCCCTTAGTTGCATCATGCGTCTAAGAGCAGATACAGCCCCTTGCAATCTGTAGATATCAGATGGCTTTTCTGTCTGCTCCATTGTGCGTTGATAGTTTACTATTGATCTTTGTAGCTCATCTACAAAAGCATCCCATAGTTCTTTGTTATTCGTTAACTCTTTAATCTTAGACATTACCTGTAAATCCTTCTTCGCCTGGCGCAGGTACTGTACCTGTACCTATATTACCTCCCCCTGCTCCTGTTGGGTCTTGAACATCTGCTCCTGCAGGTGCAGGTGGTGTCCCTCCTTCAGGTGGCTGTGGAGCTTGTTGTTGCTGTGGCTGAGGCATTTGTTCCTGAAACTTCTTAAATATCTCAGATTGTATCACAGCATCTTGCATACTATTCGTAACCTTGTCAGGATCAAGATCCATAGCTTTTGCAATCTCTCTAATTATGTAATCCATCTTAGCAAACGGTGCTAATGCAGGATTTGATGCAACTTGTAAGAACTGCATCAGTCTTTGACTACGCACTTCATTAGCCATTAAGCTTTCTGTGCCTTGTGCCTTAATCTCTAAGTCCCCTTTAATCTTAGGATCATAATCAAATTGCATGTTAAAACTGTAGAACGCTTTACCCATTGGTGCTAACAGGTAGTCGTCCACATTCTTCACAACATTACGGATAGAACCATTAGCTGCTGACATCAACATAGATATGCCTGATGCTGTACGTCCCACACCTTGTATGCCTGTCTGTCCATGAGCAAAGGACGGAAAGCCTGTACTCTCGTCTGCAAGCACTCGTGCCTTGTCAAACAGTTGCATGTTTTCTCCGGCTACGTTTGGAAACTTTGTGCCAAATATTGCTTGTCCTGGCGCACCACCCTGTCGTCTAAATATTTTGCCAGGGTATACACTAAGGTCTTGACCAGGAACAAGATTAGTCTCATCCACCTCCATGATAAGGTTGCCACTCAGCGCAGCGTTGTCAATAGCCATACGCATAAAACCATTCATCAAAGTCTGCGTATCGTCCATGTTTTCTGCAATACCTACACCAAAGAAGCTATATGGGTTATGCTCGTAAGGCACAGCGTAGTAAGGTATACGCACAGGCTTGAATGGGTTTAGTACCATTCTTAAAACGTGACCTTGACAAACCCATATATTACAGTTTATTTGATCTAACTCTTGTAAGTCTGCAGGTATTTCAACACCATTTTCTTCTAGTTTATCTGCATCAACGTAACCCCAAAACTCTAAAACTTCATATCTTTCTGTGTAGTTTTCTATAGCATAGTCTTTCATGTCGTCTTCCCAATACTTCTTATCGTATTGAGCGCCCATATCAAGACACTCTTCTATAGATTCTGCTCGAAAGTATGGTCTGTTCTTTAGGTTACGCATTTGTGTTTTAGACAGTTTATGTCTTTCTACACAATACTCTGCCTCATCCATATTGTACGCATCAGGGTCAGGATAAAAGTTCCATATAGATACGTGACTTGTTGACGGCACAGTTTTAATTAAAGGATCGTACTTGCCCTCCTCTCCCCAATTAGGGTATTCTTTGTCTAGTGCAAAAGGTCCTTTCATAATACCTGTACCAAACAGAGCCATCTCAAAAGCAGTATTACGTAGTTGCTTGTTTGCCCCTGACTCTTCTAGTTGATCGTGTATCTTCTTTTCCATCTTCTTAGCTGCAACCATTGCAGGGTGAAACGTAACAGTTGTTTGTGTTGTTCCCACTCCCTCTATTATTTTATCCGATACACTACTCAGCTTGTCTGTTTCTGCACCTAATCTTTTTTGTATGTCTTGAATAGTTTCGCCTGGCTGTAGTTTTCCATTAGGCTTAAATAAAAAAGGCTCTGAAGGTGTATCTTCAAAAGCCTGTCTTAACTCGTCTTGACCTTTCTCTGCGTTAGGGTCTAGGTTTATGTGTACCGAATCAGCCACCCCATCAGGTAGTTTCGTTGGGTTTACCGTTAAAGGGAAAGTATTATTACCAAAGAGAACGTCAATTATTTGACCGTATGCTGCAAGTGTTTTTGTTTTAGTTACCTTTACAAACACTCTAGACTTTTCTGTCTCTGTAAACTGCACGTCTGGTCCATATAGTCCTCTATAGTTTCTATACGCTTTGAGCCATCGTTGTTCGTCTTGTTGCCTTACATCCTCTGCTCGTTTAAATCTGCCTTGTACAAAGCTTACTACGTCACTTTCTGATTTTAAAGCAGGATCATTATCCTGTATTACGGAGACACCATCTGTGTCAAAAGCTACTTCATTATCTTCTGCCATGTTTAATATCCAAAGTTAGGATCAGCGATTTGAAAACCTGTTCGCTGATTCACAGGGTTATAGTCCCAAATAGAACTTCTAGGTCGTGTCATTACACCATAACGTAAAGCGTCATACATATGATCCATACTATTCGTATCTACGTCTTCGGAGTTTTTCTTGTCCAAAGGGAGACTAGGAAGTTGAGATATAAGGTTTGTGCAGTTATTAAATATAACAAGGCGTGGTTCGTTAGTGTGTTCATCGACTTGGAGTCTTCTGTGTAATTCGTTTTTTCCTGCAACTCTGCTTCCTCTACTTCTATCTGATGGTCGCCACTTACAACCTCTTACTATCATTTGCTCTGCTAGGCTAGGACCAGTGTCGCCCCTTTTGTGCCATAGAGAACTGTCTAAAACTCCGTACTGTATCGTGCCGTCTTCAGCTTCTAAGTCTAGTATGGTTTCAGCTAAGTCTGCTGCTAAAACTTTTGACACCTGTAACTCTCTGTATACTACAAGTTGTTCAGCAGGTGTTATGGCTAACCATACTACAGCAGAGTAACTTCCATAACCGTAGTCACACGCTCTAAACTTTGTCCAACTAGAGGGTATCTTATACGGTTCAACAACGTGTTTTGTCCTGTCAAACTCAGGGAACGCTGCCCCTTCTGCTACGTCCCAATTACCTTCTAGTAGTTGCTTCCTCTGATGCTCAGGCAAAGATAGTAGCATTGCCTCATAGTCACCTGACTCAGCTAGATAAGGGTTGTCAAACAAATTAGCAGGTATGAAGCGTCTTCTGAAAAGAGGTTGCCCCTCTCTGCTATGCCCTTGTGGAAATGTAATAACATTACCAGTTTCTGTATCCGTTGCCCAAAACGATGAGTTGGGTGGGGATGGGTCGATGAATGTCTTTTTTACCCATTGATGTCCTGGTCCTCCTGGGTTAGTTGTTGCTCTCATGTACAGTCCTAACGACTGATCTGCACTTCTAAGTCGTGAGCGCATATAGTCCCAAGCGTAGGGTGTCGCCCACTGTGTAAGTTCGTCAAAGCCTATCCAATTAAATGCCTGACCTTGGTAGCGCATTACATCTAGGTCACGATCTAGATAGGACATCCACAGTCTGCCCCCCTTAGGACTCACCCACTGTGACTTTCTCTCTGACCACTTAATGCCAGGAATTGCTTTTGGATACAACTCCTGAGACTTCTGTATCAGTTCCCTTAGCTCCTCCGTTGTGTGTCGCACTAACAGTCCACTGAAGTTAGGATTGTTTAGTCCTCTGAGTGGGTCAGCTAACATGGCAAAAGATTTACCACCACCTGCTGCACCACCGTATAACACCTCTCGTTCTGACGAGGCTAAGAAATCTGTTTGAGGTCCTGTGTTTGGTCGGAATAAAACTTCTTCTTCCTGAACCTCTTGTGGTTTTATCTTTATTTCAGGTAGCTGTTCCTGCTGTTGTATAACTACCTGTTCTACTTGTTTCGGCTTTCTCGATCTCTTGGAGCGTCTTTTTGAGCCTTCTGGCAAGCTCCCTCTTAATCGTAGTTGATTTTTTACGTCTTCGCTCAACCTGTATTCTCTTCTTTAATCCTGCATGTGAGATGTAGCGTCCTGTTTCTTTACTAAGCCACGTTGCTACTTCTCTGTAACTATACTGTTGTAGATGCCTCTTTGCCTGTTCTAGCGCATCAAGTTCGTCTTTTATTGGCAGTAGGAAGTCTGCATCATCAGGATCTACCTCGTAACCAAAAGGTATTGTTCTTGCAACTCTAGGTATTCTGCTCCACTCTTTAACTTCTACATCAGGTTTTGGAAGCGTCCAATATCCTAGATCAGTGTTATTCATTCGTCCCTTCTTTAGCAGGAAGAACAAATAATCCACCTGAAGACTCTACGTTAACCTTCTCTGTTTTAATTAGTCCTGCTCTATCCAACAAATCTTTTGCCGCTGTCATCTTATCTCGTATGCCTAACTCTGTAGGATCAATAAGTGCGTTGCCCATTGCCATTGCAGCTTTTGGTGCAACATAAGCCATATACTCTTTTGTTGCCTCCATTATTTCATCCTTCAATGGTTTAACAACTTCAGACAGTCGTGTTTCGCTAGAGTATCCTGCCATCTTCTTAGCTAGTCGTGCATCGCCACCTGCTTCATCAAACAGGGCGGCTAAAAACTTTTGTTGCTTTTCAGTCAGATTTTTTGTCATCTTTTTCCTTTATAACCTCTTCTACCCAAGCACCGTTATCGCCTGTATGCTCACATACCTCACACCTTTCGTCTTCAATGTGACTGCCACATATTTCGCAAGTGGGTTCATATAACACTAGGTCGGCTCTCCTCGTCTACCACCCTCTTCCATAAAAAGTCTAACAGTATCTTCAGGCACACACATAATTTGCTCAGGTGGTCTACTACCGTACTGTTTAATTAAAGCTCTTGCTATCTTAAAAGGATTATCTCCTATAAACTTTTGACACATATTTGAACTATGGAAATGTCCGTGATCAGCAGGATGTTGGAATATGAATATATCTTTTGTTCCGTCTGTATATACACCAGACATTACTGCTACTATGAACCATGCTTTTACTACCATTACTTTACTTTCCTGTACGCTCGTGTTTTCTTTGCGATGCCCTTTGGCTGTTTAACGAATTGCTTCCCTGCCTTTGTGCCTTTTCTTTTAGCTCTAGTTGTCGCTGCGTACTCTGAGGGTGATAGAGCCTTGATTGCAGCTTCAGGAAGATAGCGCTCTCCAGTTTTGCTACTGGGCTTACCACTCTTTGTTCTCCACTTTTGCTTTGACCATGCTTTTAAACTACGTTGACTTTTTGCGAGTGCCATGCTTTGCCTTTAGTTGTTGCTTCGCCCTCTTAGCTATTCCTGCTTGTTGGGGCTTGCCTCCGTATTTACTTCTTTGCTCCATCACTGTAAGTATCTGTATCTTACGAGCGTAGGGCTTTTTTATCTTCTTTACTTTTCTAGCCGTAGCCTTTGCATCAGCAGGAGTCGCATACTTTATACGGACGGTATCTTTTGGATTTTCATCTGTATAAAGTCTGCGTCCTGAACCTTTTGGCTTCTTGCCTGTACCAACTCTAGGGTCTTTAGCGATAGCCACCACCCTTAGCTTTGTACTGCTTGGCAAGCATCTGCGCCTTTCTAGCACTCCACTGACCTGGCTTACCACCTTTGCCTCCTGCCTTTATGCTGTTGAATAAATTCTTTCGCATAGTAGGCTTGGTGTAGTTTCCTGCCTTATTGACAGTGCTACCACCTTTGGCAAAGCCAGATAGAGATGCTAGTGATTTAGCCTGTCCTGCGTGTAACTTAGAAGCCTTCTTCAGACCCTTAATTACCTTTTTGACTTTGGCTTTGTTTTGTGCAGTAGCCATACTACTAGCCCTTCATTATTTTATAGCCCTTGGCTTTCGCTGCAGCTCTGAGTTGAGGAACAGTCATGCCTCCTGCTGCGTAGCCTTTTTTCATGCCACCACGAGCCATGCCCTTTTTCTTCATCATGCCACCCTTTGCGTAGCCCTTCTTCTTTTTGGTCATGCCACCCTTCGCCATTTTTCCTTTACCGTCCATAGCGAAAGCAGGTATCATCTTACCTGTCTTTGGGTCTTTAGCCATTGGCATCTTTGCGCCGCCTCTAGCCATGCCCTTCTTCTTCATAGCACCACCTCGTGCCATGCCTTTTTTCTTCATCGGTTTTTTCTTCTTCATTACCATTTTATTTCTCCTTAGAATATAGATTGTTAAAGACTCGTTGAGTATCCCAAACGTACTCAGTCTCTTGTTTTGAATGGAACACCCTT